AGATTCCTCCATAACTGGTACTTCAACCATTTTATGCTTAGGAACTCCTCCTAAAGTAGTACTCATAGGATTACCTGGCCATAATATTTGTTGACCTATAAAATTAGTGAAGCTGAATTGCCCTAAAGTATCCATTGCTTTAGTTAAAGCATCTTTATAAGGGGTATATTGCGGTGTACTCATCGTCTTAAAAATTTACGTCCGGTTTTTATTTTATCTCTCCAATAATTTAATAAATCTAGCATAGTTGTTTCGTAAGATATTTCTGGCTTCCAACCTGTATGGTTTTTAAACTTAGAAGTATCTGGTAATTGCAAATCAGCATCTATAGGCCTTAACCTTTCCTGGTCAACAACTATTTGAATATTAGATACCGTAGAAAGTCTAACTAAATGGTATAAAGTTTCTTCTACTGTACAAGTATACTCTCCTCCTATATTGTAATACTCACCTGCAGTAGGATTAACTGTTAAAAGCAAGTAGTAAGCTTTAACTGCATCTCTCACATCAGCATAAGTTCTTAAAGATTGTAAATTAACAACGTAGATCTTAGGTTCCTGTAATCCTGCTTCAATCATTGCAATTTGTTTTGCAAAAGTAGACTCATGAAATACATCACCACGTCTTGGACCAGTGTGAGTAAACATTCTAGTAGTCATAATCTGCATATCGAATGCTTCAGCGTAGTACTTACCCAGTAAATCTGTACCGCATTTTGAAATAGCATAAGGAGATGCTGGGTGTATTGAACACTCTTCGTTTATTGGAAGTTTATCTTTTGAAACCTTACCGAATATCTCACTGGAAGAACAAACATGTATCTTAGCATCACTATACTTAGAGTTTTTTAGTGTTTCAAGTAGGTTAGCTGTACCTATAATGTTCGTTTGTAACGTTTCAATAGGAGATATAAAACTTGTTTGAGGATAAGACTGTGCTGCTAGATGAAAGACGTAATTTGGCTTGGATATATTAACAGCATTTATTAAAGAAGACATGTCATTTAAGTCTCCGTATATTAATTTGATTCTTTTACCTTTATTTATAGTATCAGATAAGTGCTCTATATTTTCTAAGTTATCATTCCACCTTAGAAAACCGTAAATCTTCCAGTCTGTATTCTCTAATAAGAAATCAGCTAGGTGAGAACCTACCATACCTGTAATACCTGTGATTAAAACATTACCCATTTTCCTGTTCCGTAGTGCGGCCACTGTTTTTCGTATTTGTAATAAATTACATTATCTGGAATAGGTTTTTGAACCTTCCATGTTTCAACTGTAGGAGTATTTGTTGATACACCATTATCTTCAACTACAAACTGTACCGGTAACCCGTGATTTGTAACGTATTTATGCATCTCATAGAATTGACCTGTTTCAAAAGCCATATCACCTATAAAGACCCATACTTTATTTTCACTGCTTGAAGCTTTTAATTGCATTGCAACACCTACCGCTATAGGTATAATAGCTCCTACAATAGCCGAAGAGTAAAAGTTATGTTCTTGATTAACAATAGTAATAGACCTACCTTCTAGTATCTCTTTTTCTAGCCAAGAAGGGTCTATGCCTTTTAATAATGCATGGTAATGAGATCTCCAAGTTGAAAATACCCAATCACCCTGTTTTACGTCTTTAAAAATTTCAATAAGCTCTTTTTCATTACCTCCACTAAGATGTACTGGACCTTTTATCCTACCAGCTTCCCAGTGATCTGCTATTTTTCTTTCAAATGCAATTAAATCTTGTATCATTTGTCTTTCTTTTGTAGAGTTGGATTATCTGTAGGCCATTCTATTTGAAACTCTGGATCATTCCACTTAACAACTCCGTGATCTATAGAATCAACATATTCTCCTTTGTACAGTAAGTTATAATGGAAAACACAGTCAGTTAAAGCGTAATGACCGTTAGCAAAACCAGGAGGAACTAAAACTTGATTCCTACTCCTTTCAGTTAGTAAAAAAGACTCCCATTCACCGTATGTTGAAGACGCTTCTCTTACATCTAGTACTACTAAGTAAAGATCACCAACAAGTGCTTGGACTAATTTCCAAGTTTTGTTGTCGTAGTGCAATCCTCTTAAGACGCCTTTATAAGATTTAGAGAATCTACCGTGAATACTAAGCTCACTTTTTTCATAATGTACATGTCTCATTACAGGATGCTCTTCACTATGGAATGTAGTGAATATCTCACCTCTATATTCCCTGTAGATTGAGGGAGTGAATACTGGTACTTCATAACCGAACTTATTTGATGGAGTTTCTATGAACTCATCCCATTTATTACTCATTTATAACTTATTACTGTATATAAATATATTTATTAGTATAAAAACAATAAAAATGATTGGACTAATTAAAAACAGTATTAAGGTTCCGTTTATATCTCTACAAGATTTTGTTGAGAATAGTAAGTTTATAGCGGCAAAACAAGAGCTTGCACAGTACAAACAGAAGCAAGACGAAGAAAACGTAGAAACTTTCGTAGGTTTTAATGGAACTGATTGGAATGCAGATGAAGAGTTTCAAAAAAGACAGAGAGAAGCATTACCTAAAACTTGGGAGTATATTTCAGTGTTTGCTAAAGAAGTAGTTCCTTTCAACATTAGGTGGAGTAGCAAAGAACATAACTCCGTCTTATTACATCACGACTGGCAACCTGCACTTCCAAATATAACTGCATGTAATTCTTTAATTCTAGACTATAAACAACACCTCAAAACAGGATATTGGAGTTGTTAAAGAATAAAGCGGACTTTAAGATTGTAACTAAGCTTGAAGATGTTAATCCAGAGTATAATGCAATAGACCTAGACTTCGAAGCAGTGGAAAAGGCAAAGCTTGGCGAGGAGTACTGGCAAACAATAAAGCATACCTACAAACTACACATGGTTATGTCAGATGAAAAGACGTTATTTGTATATGATAATGTTAAAGACGAAATACACAACCTTAATTCGGTAGCGGCTGTATTTAATGCCCGTGATTACCATGATACTTTCCTAGAAAGCTGGGGGATTAGTATACAATTTCCAATGAATCCTTACTTTTTACGAGAAGAAATACAAAAATATTTGGAATTAATTTAAAAAAAGCATATATTACAGTTATGAAGAAGATTATCGAATGGTTTAAGAGTAAATGGGAAGAGCGTAAGCGTAAAAAGCGCTTTAAAAAGAAGATTGAAGAGTTAAAAAAACGTGATCCATTTATCTACAACCACTAATGAACGTATTAGGAATATCAGCATATTACCACGACTCCGCAGCTTGCTTATTTCAGGACGGAAAACTCGTATTTGCATGTGAAGAAGAGAAATTTACAGGAATAAAGCATGATTCTTCTTTCCCCGTTAATGCAATACAGTATATTAAGGATAACTACACAGATAAATTCGATGTAGTATGTTATTATGAAAAGCCACACTTGAAGTTATTAAGAGCTTTGAAGCACAACTGGAGTTCTATACCTAGAATTTTATGGACAGGCATTAAAGCATGGGTTAAACTAAAGAAGCTTAGTAATACCGTGTTCTTTTCTGAACATCACATGTCTCATTTAATGTATGCTTACCATAGTTCTCCCTTTACAGATGCAACTCTAGTTAGTATTGACGGAGTCGGGGAAGAAGAGACGTTAAGAGTAGTAAGAATGGTGAATGGAGAGGTTGTTCCTGAACTTACTGTCAAATATCCTCACTCTTTAGGGCTACTATACTCAGCTATCACCGCTTACCTAGGGTTTAAACCAAACGAAGGTGAGTATAAGGTAATGGGACTAGCTTCTTACGGAAATTCAACAAAGTATAGAGGAAAGTTTAGAAAATTAGTAAACTATAAGAGAGGATTACAGATAGACATGAAGTACTTTACTTGGGATAAGAGTAATAGAGTAATGTTTAATCACTATTTAGTAGAATTGCTAGGAGATAATAGACTTCCTGATGAACCAGTACTACAAAGACACAAAGACATTGCAGCATCCCTCCAATGGATATACGAAAAAGCATTATTTCATTTTTTAAATCAATATCCAGGAGAGAATTTATGCTTAAGCGGAGGATGTGCTTACAACGGCTCTGCAAACGGTAAAATAAGAGAAAATACTCCTTATAAGAATATTTGGATACCTGTTGCACCTTCTGATGCAGGTTCATGTATCGGTGCCTGTACTAATTTTATAGGTCACCGTATAGAGCAGGATCCTTTTTTAGGACCGGGATACGACCTTACGATGTGTAACGCAGAAATTTTAGATCTAAAAGTTATAGCAAAAGAATTATACAAAGGTAAGGTAGTAGGATGGTATGAAGGTAGGATTGAGTTCGGAGCACGTGCTTTGGGACATAGAAGTATTCTAGCTAATCCAACTTTACCGGGAATGCAAGACCGAATAAATAAGCTTATTAAAAAGCGTGAAATGTTTAGACCTTTTGCACCAATGGTTATTCAGTCTGCACAAAGCAAGTATTTTGAATCAGAGGACTTTGTTCCTTACATGAATCAAGTAGTAAAGGTAAAAGAGGAATACAGAGATAAGTTAAAAGCAGTAACTCACATAGATGGTACAGCAAGAATACAAACTGTTTACAATCAAGCGACTAGCATGTACGAGTTATTAACACGTTTTGAAAAGCTAAGTGGCTTCCCGATTCTACTTAATACTTCTTTTAATGTAAAAGATAAGACAATGATACTATATCCTGAAGATGCCTTGAAGACGTTTTTAGAGACAGATATAGACATATTAGTTATTAATAATCAGATGTTTTTTAAAAAATAAAGAGCAATATGGTAGTATGGTTAACAGGACAGCCCGGAGCAGGTAAGACAACACTAGCTAAATGGCTAGAAGCACATTTTGCAGGTAAAGCTACTATTGTAGACGGTGATGATATAAGAGCGATCTTTGATAATAAAGACTACTCTGAAATAGGTAGAAGAAAGAATATAGAACTTGCACAAAACATAGCTAAATTTCTTCATCACAAAGGGGAAGTAGCTATTGTATCACTGGTATCACCTTATAAAGATCAAAGAGATTCCTTTAAGGAAGCTATGGGAGCCAGTATTAAAGAGGTATACGTACATACTACGAGTATTAGAGGTAGAGAAAGTTATTTCGTAGTTGATTATCAAGCTCCATCGGAGAATTTTATAGATATTGATACGACAAGTCGAGGGGAATTCGAAGTATTTCAAGAATTAAGACAAAAATTAAATTTATGAAAAATATACTAGCAAAAGGAAATAGTAACGGTAAAGGTTATGCAATGTTTATTGGAAGATGGCAACCTTGGCATGATGGACATCGCTGGTTAATAGATCAGGCTTTAAACGAAGGCAAAAAAGTACTACTCTGTATTAGAGACGTAGAGCCGGACGAGAAGAATCCTTGGACTGCACACGAGGTTCTAATGAATCTCGCTACAGCGTTAATAGACTTAGTATCTGAAGGAAAAGTAAAAATTATCATTATTCCTGATATTGAATCAGTTAATATCGGTAGAGGAATCGGGTACGACGTTATAGAACATGTACCACCTCAAGAAATACACGATATTTCAGCTACTCAAATTAGGGAACAGATGAAAAAGGAGGGTAAGTTATGGTAGTAGAGAGAAAAAGACACATAGCTAAGACAATTAGCTACAGAATCGTAAGTACTTTAATCGGATTCCTATTAATGTGGTTGATAAGCGGATCTATTAAGGTAGGCGCCGCATTTGGAATAGCGGAATTAATATATAAACCTATTCAGTATTATATACACGAAAGAGTTTGGTATAAATGGATCAAATACGGGGTGAGGAAGTAGTTTCTTGGCCTATTTATATATAAAATCGGAATAAATGAGAACAGTATTATTAGGTACAGACTTCATGTATGACAATGAAGGAAATTTAAAGCCAATAGAGATTAATACCAGTATCGGCTGGAACGGGTACGACAAATTGGAGTCAGATGCCGAAACATTAGATTTAACAGCTTTATCTGCTTTTGTTAATGAGAAAGCTTTTAGTAAAATCGAATATATAGGAAATGTTAGTTCTTTTTTTAATCAACTTACAAGTTCCGTAACTATTCCATGTGAGATGCACGTATTAAAAGCCGGAGCAATTACTATACCTAACATCGAAGATGCAGAGGATGTATTAATCATAAGAAGTGCATACGATACAACAGCTTTAATAGACGATACGTACTGTAAAGATAAGGTTAATTTCCTAAACCTGATTAAAACATCGACATTTGGACATGAATTTGCATATTTGGATGCAGAAGGAGCATTAGTTAACAATATTAGTACTATAATCGATAATGGTATTCACCCTAATTTTTTAGTAAAAGCTATTTTACCTAGTTACGATAAAGAGGTGTACCCTAAGTTATATAGAATAACGACTCAAGAGGAGTTAAACAGCCTAGCCGCTAGTTTAACAGCAGGGTACTTCTTAATGCCATACTATTATAACGATAAAAATATTCAAGAAGAACATATATCTGTTGTTAGATCCTTAAATATACTATTTCCACCAGACTTAGAATCTATTTCTATAGGAGCTTACCATAAGATATGCGAAAATAGTGTTTACGGTAATGCTGAATATGAGAATACTGAATTAAAATCAGAATTTAGAGAACAGTACGTAACTGGCACTGAAAGAGTGTTTAAACCTAAATTAGACGATACAGATTTAGTTGAGATGGCTGACGGGACTTTTAAAACAGCAGCTGAATTACAGGTTGGAGATTTATTAAAGACTATAGATATTCCAAACCCATTTAGTGTTGATAACGCAAACGACTTAGCAAATTATAGAATAACTTACGATGAACTAGTAGCAGGAACCACTTATAGCACTAACGCTATAACTTTTAAGAAACGAATGAGCGCAAGAACTCAGCTAGTAACTCTTAAATTTACGGATAGTACGGATTGGGTGGACTACGCTGTATCAAACTACCTAGTTGAAAGAGACGGTGAGATCAGATTCCTTCCATCACAGCAACTAGTAGCAGGAGATAAGTTTCTATTAATCGATAGCTCTAATCCAGACGTAGTTTCTTTTACTGAAAAAGTTATTGAAAGTACTGAAACTGAAATGAAATTCTTTAAAGGATGGGATATGACAGTAGAAAGAGCTCACTTGTTCTTGACTAAAGAAAGTGGAGATACTTCTAGTTCCTATGTTGCTATAGAGCACAACGTTATTAGCTGCTACTACTACAGTCTTAACTGCGGAGCATGTTGGCAACAGTGCACTGATTGCCCTAAAGGTTATTGCTGTCAAGGTGCTGCTTGGTGGCAACCTTGGGGAACATGCGGAGCATGTTGTTAATATTAAAATATAAATTATATGACAAAGATACTTACACAAGAAGAAATAAATAGTATGAACGCTGTAATGACTCAAATAGGAAGCCTAGTTGTTACTGCTAATTCATAGAGTAGTACTAATATGAGTTTTGACATAAGAGAAATAGCCAAGTCCTGGCTAATAGCAGCCAACCCATCTCCGCTACAGAAAGAAATAGCTCAGAAGAGGTATAGTATCTGCTTACAATGTGAACATTACCGAGAAACAAGGGCAGTGACTCATGACGAGTATTGTGACGATTGCGGATGTCCTCTAAGCAAAAAAATATTCTCACCGAAGTTTAGTGCCTGTCCACAACATAAGTGGCTTAATACTGATACTCAATATCAAGAAGTGTACTTTGAGAAAAAAAATAAAAGTAATAAAACTCTCTTATAGTGTTAGTTGATAATAAGTTTTATTTTATCTCTTTACCGAGATGTGCTTCTACTAGCTTTATGATATCCTGTTTAAAGCAGGATGTTAAGATAGAACATTTTAACTCTTTTTGGGATATAGAAAATCAACGCCGAGTAGATTTAGTAAAAATGACGAATGAAGAGTTAGCTGACAGCTTAACTCATAGTCATGAAAGTATACTTAACTTAGAAAGGAAGTTTGGTACTGGATATGACATTATATCTGTAAAGAGAGATAGGTACGACCAGTTTATATCTTTATGGAAACATATTTTAGATGAAATCCACAGAGTAAGAGACGTAGCTAATTACAGTATATTTAAAGAGCTAACTGTTGACGATATACTTTTTTACACTTCGAACGATATAACTAATCCAGAAGATGTTAATAGAATATTCTACGACTTTATGAAGCGCCTCAATATTAAATCATGGCACCCTTATACTGAAAACGCTATTAAGATTTTGTATCCCCCGCTGTCACAGTACCATGAAAATTACAATAACGTAATTTGGTTTGATATAAAAAATTTAAAAGAATTAGAGGAATGGGTATCAAATAAACTAGGTAAGCCGTTTAAGTTAGAAAAGATAAATTCAAGTCAACATTTTGAATGCGGTTTAAAAAACACAGAAAACTTTAGAAAAAAGTACGATAGTATTTATGAGAAGTTTGCCGATTATAAAAAAATTAAAACTCTACTTTAAAAATGGTAATCTTACTTTTATGTGAACCTAGAAGTGGATCTACTAACTTAGCTAATTGGTTTTTAGACAAGAGAGAGTTTACAATACTATATGAACCAATCACAGGCCCACAAAGGAAATGGTATCAGAATAGAGTATCTCCGAAGCTATGGAAGTATAGTACTCAATATCTTCTAGTTAAAGAGACCTATTATCCAGCCGTAGATTTCTCTGAATTAGTAGAAATAGCTAATAAAGTAATTATTTTATATAGAGAAAATGAAAACGAACAATCCCAGTCCTGGTTAAATGCAAGTAAGACGAATAGCTGGGATAAACAGTGGGTGTTTAAGGAAAATTTAGTTAAAAATGAAGATGCAGCTTTTTTTAATCAAATAAAAGAAGGGATTAAGAGAGATTACCTAGATAAAGATTACTTTAAAGTATCCTATGAAGAACTGTATTATAATAACGGATTTCAAAGGCTATTAGACTATATTAATTTACCAGATTTAGAGAATAAAGATTTTCCTTACGGACACAGGTATAGAGTTGATTTAGTTCCAAATAGATTAATATGATATCATTTAGTTTAAGCAAAAACGATTTTACTCCCTTAGGAATAGAGTATACGATAATTAAAGTAGATTGTATTAATTTTGAAAGTAACAGACAGTATATATTAGATTCGATAAATAATTTTAACTTAGAGATTGAATGGAATAGGATGTTTACTTTAGAAGAGGCAAACAGTAGAATCTCAGATAATATGAGAATGTATATTGGACTAGTAGATTCAGGGGTATTTGGACACGTGTGGTTTAAAGACTACAAAAACGGTAGTTACTTATTCAATTTGTTTGTTAAAAATAGAGTTAAAACAAAGAGCTACACCGGTACGGAGTTTACCTCAGATATAATTAATAGATTCGAAAACGAGTACCCGATATACGCCGATGTAGATGAATGGAATGAAAAATCTATTAAGCTGTTTAATAGTCTAGGATTTAAAAGGAATTAAAACCTAATAAATTTGATTGTCTACAGGTTATTACGTATATTTATATAATACAACACCAAAATTTAATTTTATGTTATTCGGAATCATTATTGTAGTAGTAGCAGCAGTTGCTGTTTACTTATTAAACAAGTCTAAGATCTCTAAAGCTATTAACAACGCAAAAGAAGTAATCGCTCCAGCAGTTGAAGAAGTAATAGAAGTAGTAGAAAAGGTAGAGAAAGTAGCTCCTAAGAATGAAACAGTAAAAAAAGCTGCAAAAGCCGTAAAAACCGCTAAAGCAGTAGTTAAACAAGTTAAAAACAAGTAAAATGTCAGAAAAAGTTACGTTAACACAAGAGGAACTTAAAGAGTTCCAAGGTCTTAGAGAAGAAATCTTCGAAACAATCGGAGTTTTAGGTGATTTAAATTACAAAAAGACTCTTTTAGAGTTCGAAATTGAGAATTTAAACAACGTTATTAAGCAAAACGCTCTAAAGGAAAAAACCTTATTAACAGGGTTTGGCACTAAGTATGGTAACGGTTCTATCGATGTAGAAACCGGCGTAATTACCCCAATACAATAAATTAGGTTTTGCCATCGTTACCAGCTATTTATTATCAGAAATAAACACATAAAATGGCAGAAGCATTAATTAGTCCTGGCGTTTTCCTTAGAGAAAACGACCTTTCCCAAATAACAGCAGGTCCAATTACAGTAGGATCGGCTTTAATAGGCCCTACAGTAGTAGGAAAAGTAAATATACCAACTCTTGTAACTTCATACTCTGAATATAAGGCTAAGTACGGAACTACTTTCATTTCTGGAGGTAACACACAGGAATACTTAACTTCTCAAGCAGCATATAACTACATCCAACAAGGAGGTACTTCATTGTTAGTAACAAGAGTAGCGAGCGGTTCTTATACAGCAGCAACCGCATACGTACCTAATAACACTGGTTTTACAGCATCTTTGCTTACATCAGCAAGTTATACAGACAGCGCTTTCTTCCAATTAACTGGATCTGCAGTAAGTCGATTTTTTGTAACTTCAAGTACTACACAGGTAGATGCAGCTCCTACATACTACGTAACAACCGGTTCAACAGCAGCAATAACAGCAACAAACATTGCTACTAAAGTTAATACTTTAACTAGTACACTTGGTGTTATTGCATATGCTTCTGCTAGCACTGTAAGTTTTACAGCAAAAGAAAAAGGAACCGCAGGTAACAGCTTCAGCTATACAACTAGCTCTATTACCGCAACCTTTGCAAACGGAATATCTCCTACATATACTTTTGAATTAGAAACACTATCAGTAGGTACAGTAATGAATAATAACCAAGGATCAGCAACAGCAACTAATGGTTTATTACCTTCTGGTTCTGCTAACAACGTTAGATGGCAAGTAACTCAAGCTGATACAGCTTCAGGGTACTTTACCTTACTTGTTAGACAAGGAAACGATTATACACAAGGCCAAACAGTATTAGAGACTTGGACTAATTTATCTTTAGATCCAAATCAAAATAACTATATTGCATACGTAATTGGAGATCAGGCTCAAAACGTAGCTTACGACGAAAGCGGCGCTGCTTACTTAAATATAACAGGCAGCTACCCTAATAGATCTAATTACATTAGAGTATCTAACGTAAATACGCCAACACCGAACTATTTAAATCCACAAGGACAAGCATATGCTGCATACACAGCTTCTATACCTGTAAACGGTAGCGGTTCTGTAAATGGATCTTTCAGTAACGCAACTGGTGCTTTATACGGAGGTTTATTATCAAACGGAAGTGCTTCTGTTGCATTAAATTTATTCGAACAAATTCCAACAGTAGCTGCAACCGCTGCTGCTAATAATATTCAAGGTTTAGTTAATAATGACTACGATGTAGCAATTAGCTTACTTGCAAATTCAGATGCTTATGCTTATAATGCAATTTATGCACCAGGTATTACTAATCAAAATGCTGCAAGCCAAGTATCTGCTTTATTAAGCACGGTTCAAAACCGCGGTGATGCTGTTGCAGTAGTAGATATGGTTGGATACAATCAAAATATTACGACAGTAACAACTGGAGCTCAATCTTACGACAATTCTTACGGCGCTACTTATTGGCCATGGGTTCAAGTAAGATCCCAAGAGACAGGTAGATTACATTTCGTACCAGCTTCTACTATTATTCCAGGAGTATACGAATACAATGATAAGGTATCTGCTGAGTGGTTTGCACCTGCGGGTCTTAACAGAGGAGGTTTACCAACAGTAATCCAACCTGAAAGAAGATTAACAGTAGCACAAAGAAACACTTTGTATACAGCTAAAGTTAACCCAATCGCAGTATTCCCAGGTCAAGGTACGGTAGTATATGGTCAAAAGACTTTACAAGCTAGAGCTTCTGCTTTAGATAGAGTAAATGTTAGAAGATTATTAATTGCATTGAAAGGATATATTGGTCAAATTGCAGAAACATTAGTATTCGAACAAAATACTGCTGTAACTAGAAATAAATTCTTATCTCAAGTTAACCCTTACTTAGAGTATGTACAACAAAGACAAGGTTTATATGCATTCAGAGTGGTAATGGATGAGACTAATAACACACCGGACGTAATTGATAGAAACTTACTTGTAGGTGCTATTTACTTACAACCAACTAGAACAGCTGAATACATCCAATTAGATTTCAACGTATTACCAACTGGAGTAACATTCGGTTAATAAAGAATAAAAAACAACTCGATGAAGAATAATACAAAAGTTAGATTACATTTATCTAAGCAATTATTTGAATCTCTAACAAGAGAGATTATCAAAGAAGCAAAAGCTAACGACGGTTATACTGTAGCAGTTAAACAACCAAAAGCACCTAAGCAGGTAAAAGAAAAAACTGAAGGTTTAGATCCAGCAAATATCGGACCAGGCGGTGTAGTTGTAGATGATAGTAATTGGCATCAAAACGGTAAAAAAGAAGCAGCTGGTGCACCACCAATACCACCAGTACCTGGAAAATCCGCTGTAGATAAATTAAATTTAGCCGGTGCAAACATGGAGATTAAAGATGCAAAAACTTTTGCAAAAGCTATATTAGATATTGCTCAAAAATTACAGAGCAAAGAAGGGTTCAAGCCAGAGAGCAATCCTAACATTAAAAGAGCAATGGATGCACTTAGAACATTATCTAGTGGAGCTCCTGCAATGCCACAAGTTCCTACAAATAAATCAGCTAATTCTGCTCCTAAAGCACCACCAATGCCAGGTTTAAAAGAGAAGATGTCTTCTAAAGAGAAAATGGCTAAGGGTTTGTATAATGAGGTAGACGCTGAAATGGATACCGATAAGATGAAAAAAATGGAGGAAGCAAATGATTTTAGCAACCACTACGACTATACGTATCGTCTACAAGACGGTAATTGTATTAGGATTAATCCTGAAACACAAGAAAGAGCAAAAGTTCACCATTCATACTGCAATAATTTGAAAAAAGAAATGGAAACGAACGTAGCAGAAGAAGGTCAAATGAATGAAATGGTTGACGTTTCTTGGGAAGCAGTTGCAGCAGGTATGGCAGCTATGGGATTAGCACCATTAGCTATCGATAAAATGCATCAGTGGTGGAAGAAAAAGTATCCAAAAAGCTTTGAGAAAGCTCAAGGAATTAGTGCAGCTATGGACAGACAAGCAGGTAACACACCTGGCCAAGGACATGGTGTTGATACAAGTAAAACTTTCGGACCGCAGAATGAAAAAAATGCTTTAAAAGAGTATGAGAATGACGATTATAGAGTAGTAAACGGTCAATGCCGTAGATATAACGACGAACATGAATATACAGTAGTTAGTATGTCTTATTGCCGTTAATAAGTTTTGCATTAGTAGATATTTATATTAAACAGAGAATAAAATGCCAGTATTAGATCCAAATGAAATAATGTTTACGGCCTTTGAACCAACCGTTCAGAACCGTTTCATCATGTATATTGACGGTATACCTTC